TCCTTACTGGTCTAACGATCAAGAAGGCTGTTGCAAAGCTCAAGGCAGCAAACGTTCCAACGTTCGCTGACGGATTCTATCGCGCAATCATCCATCCTTCGGTCGAGTTCGACCTATTGACGGATACCAGCGCGAACGGATTCCTCGAGGCCACGAAGTACACCAAGTCGCTCGACCTCCTCAACGGAGAAATCGGCGCGTACTCTGGTGTTCGCTTCCTCGTTTCGCCAAACGCAAAGGTCTTCACCGGCGCAGGCGCAAGCTCGACGGACGTCTACTCGACGTTCCTCTTCGGGCCTGATTCCTACATCGTCGGTGACAGCCAGACCCTCCAGAGCTACTTTGTTGCTCCGGGCGGTGACCACAGCGATCCTATTTCGCAGATCGCTGTACTTGGCTTCAAGATGCGCTTCGGTGCAATCCTCCGTGGTGAGGGCACGACCGGCGAGTTCGATGGTAGCAATACCTCAACTGGCCAGCCGCGCTACCTCCGCATTGAGTCGACTGCTACGACGCTCTAAGAGTTAGCTAGCTGCGGGGGAGGGGCTTCGGCCTCTCCCCCAAAGCAACAGGAGACCACATGCCTATTACACTAAGTGCACTAAGAACAATTGTACGACGGGACTTGCGGGATTCCGGCGCCACCCCAACGTGGTCGAATGACGAACTCAACGACATGATTAAGTGGGGTACGCAGGAAGTCTCCAGGGTCCGACCACAGGAGACATATGAAACCGCATCCTATACTGCTCCGGCTGTCGGAGCTTTCTTTACTATTGACACACTCACGCTGGACGCGGTCTATCGCGTGGATGCTTATAACTCTGGCGGCAAGCTACTTCTTACGGTCCCTTTCTCGCAGGTTACGGAAGCTAATGGTGGATGGGACTTCATTGATGGAAAGCTGCACATGCCACAGTATTTCGTGCTGCCTAACAACTGTACACTGCGGGTGTTTGGATACAAGCACTATACCCAGCCCACGTCTGACTCGTCCACTATCGAGCTCGACGACGATGCTACTAACGCCGTGCGTGCCTGGGTGCAAAAGGAAGCCATGTTCATGCTGATCTCTGACCGCGTGCGGTTCCAGCAGTGGGCCGTTGCATCAGGGGCTTCAGACACGAACAGTATCCAGCTTGCCCAGCTATACGGCGCAGCTCAGCGCCGATGGGAACAGATGTCTAAGGCAATCCGAAGAGTAAGGAAGACCCCTTAAAATGGATCTATCTGCAGCAATTACAATCGAGAGGCCCGGCCAGTCGGCACTGGATATCAATAGTATCCGTGACCCGCTCGCAGTCGGATCCTCTCCTCTATCAGGGTACAGCGTTGAGCAGGTAGACTTCTCAGGCGTTGCTATCACTGCGTTTCTGGAGGACGTTCCACAGGCAGACGGAGTAGACGCTAGCGATCCGTACCTTGGCGGCAGATCTATCAACATGACGGTGTCAGTATACGGAAGCAGTTACGCTGACTTCTGGGACAAGATGAACGACTTGAACTACGCGCTGCAGGCGCAGCCCAAGTACGCTACAGGCTCTGCTCTTCCGTTCGATGGCATGAGGAAGCTATCGTTTACACAGCCAACGTCATCCGGAACTTACTCCCTGTACATGAATGTTAGGCCAGTAGCACTACCTAGATTTGTTACTGAAAAGGCCTCTGCTGCTGGAGTCACCTCCAAGGGGTATGCTGTTATTGTAAACGTTGTCCTTTTTGCTGAGGACCCATATAAGTACTTCGCTACCAGCGCAACGTTTAGCCGCAGCGGAACAGGAACAATTAGCGTTGTGAATACAGGCAATACAGTTGCATGGCCTACAGTAACCTGGAACTTGACATCTTCTACGGCAACTTCGGCTACTCTTGGCTCTGACACTGTGTCCCATTCCGTGTTGGATACTTCTATTACGGACACATTTAAGACTGCAGTTTCTACTAGCCCCACCACATTGACAGGGTTTGAATTCTTCAGTATCCCCCCTGGGACATCATCTGTCAGCGTGGTTGGCCAGAGCGGCCAGACTATTAGCATTACTATAACCGAAGCACTTCTGTAATGGCACGTAAAAACATCGTTGTAATCTATTCGATGAAGCCTTATAACGATGCTTCACCTTTCTCGAAAAACCAGGTGTTGGCAGTCATCCCTGACGCTAGAGACATCGGTGTCCAGATGTATGCCAACGACTCTGGATACGCATACTTCACTATTCCCGTCGATCACCCGGCAGCTCCACTTATCCAGCCACTGAAGCAGCACTACTCTGTGCAGCGCTGGGACGGAAGTGCGTACGTAGACATCCAGTCCGGTATCATTACCGACTATGACGCAGGGGTAAGCGAGATCGTCGTCAATGGGGTCGACTACATGACGGCGCTAAACAAATACTACACTCAGATCCATGGCCCTAAGATTGGGGACAAGGCTATCCCAAGCGCTGACACTAGGTCTATCAGTGCAGGCGGAAACGGAGCTACTCCAAAATCAGTTATCGCTCAGGCGGCTTCCAAAGATTTGGCTAAGAAAAGCGAGGGGTATTGGGTACCAGTTGTTGATTCTGTATATCCGAATGTAGGCAAGATAGAGATCTATGACGGAGTGCCTGACAATGTACAGCCTGGAACTTCAGGAAATACATGGGGGAACAAAGACAAGTTAAAGGTTACGTACCAAGAAGACGTAAACGGAAAGAAAACCGGTGCTGTAATCATTGAGGGGTGCCAGTACATATGGCGTGACGTATCATCAGCACACTTCCAAGATGGTGAAACAGGAAAGACTATTGAAGGCAACTTCTCCATTGGGACGAGCGCCTCAAACAAAGGATCGATTGGTCTAGTTTTGTACGCACAGCCTGGGGGTGCGCTGCTTGACTTCTCAACTGATCATTACTTTGCGGTAGGTGACGTAGAGATTGGTGGCTACTATTCAGCACTTGGAGGAATTGACGCACCGATGCCATTTACCATTACTCTAAGGCCGTCTAACCACTACAACTCAGCAGACGAGGACCACACAGGGAGAGCGCGTGTATACTCAATCCTAACAGAAGGGGTTAGCTATGAGTTTTACGCAACCCCATACTATATTGGAAACCTAAGCCCGGTTAGCGGTTCTGACTATAACCAGGGAATATGGGGCACTACAACATCCGGGCTAGACACTACCTTCACAGCAGGTCTACAGACGGACACCGTGCCAGGGGCTATATCTGCCTTGCTTGCAACACCTGCAGACCCACAGTACGTGCTAGACAGGACAAACGACTACCCTGTTTCTTCTGAGGCTGTTGCGTCCACAAGTATGGCGTCTTCCGTAAAGACTGTTATCATGTCTGGCCCACTACCAGAGAACTATATTGTTGGAAATACGGTTACCGGAGCATCTAGTACCCTTGTCTCTGGAGCAAGCACTGACACAAGCGGTGCCATTACCAGTATCTCTAGCGACAGAAAAACTATTGTTACAGCTGCCGGCACTGCATCTTCCGGTTCTAGTACAGGTGGTACTCTAAATAAAACTAATACTGCTCTTGTTCCACTTGTTAAATTTACAACCCTTAACCAACTAAATACTGCATCAAGTTCAGTAAAACATCCATATACAACAGCAGGGCAAGGACCAGTGGACTTTTTACGTGACCTTGCTGACATCGAGATGGGATCTAGGATGGACGGTACGAAGGTGGTGTTTAACTACTATGGTGTACCGGGCGCTTCGGCAACTGGTGCTAGCCTGATTGTAAACCATGCTGTCTCGGCAAACCCACAGGACGTACTAGTATACCCAGGAAGCATCAAGGGTTTTAACGTCACGTCCAGGCTTAGCAGCAAGGTTAACTCAGTACGAGTCGTGCCTACAACCGACTTCCTTATCGGAGCTAGTACTGAGGCAGCCTCAGGGGCTAAGAGCCAAGGAGTAGTTAAGGTTTCTCAATATAATGCTAGCGATCCATCCTTGCCAATTGTTCAATCTCAGTCAGGCTTCCTATCCTCGCAGTCTGCAGGCAACTTTGCGCAAGGTCTAGTAAATGACTTTGGACAAGACGATGACGTTAGGTCTATCTCAGTTCAGCTTAGGACTGATCTGTATGGACCCATTGGCGCAGCTGGTACCCCTAAGCTAGGGGAAACTGTTCGCGTTGTTATTCGACGAAAGTCGGCTGGGATTGGTGTTGACGAGGTGTCCGGCCTGTATAACGTTGGCGGTATGGAGTGGCACGCTCGCATCGATGGGCACGAGGACCTGATGCTAGACCTGGCTAAGCCAAGCAAGTTCAAGGGCCCAGCCGTTTCGTGGGGCGCAACCCCTGGTACACCAAAGCCGGACCAGACTAAGCCAACTAGGAATCCGGCACCCCCACCACCCCCCGGTAATGACCCTGGAAAGAAAGATATTCCACTATTCGATCCAATGGCTAACAAAAACCTAAACATTCAGCCAGGCAGGGGCGGAACCTACATCCATGCACTCCACATGGCAAATAAGCCTGCTCCAAGACCAAGGCCGGGGACTACTCCTAAGGTAGGGCTTAAGCCTTGGGACCCTAGGACCCCTAGAGCACGATAAATATGACCAGGGGACAGTTCGAGATCCTTCTTCAGAGGCTAGATGCCATTGACGAGAGGCTGCGCGATGTTGAGATCTTCCAAGCTGAGAACAAGGCTGTGCGGAAGGCTAGACATGCAGGCGATATTGACTTAAAGTGGCGACTGGGAATCATTGCGTCCCTTGTCGGGTCGCTGGTTACCCTGGTAACGAAGGCGGTCGAGCTGCTTTCGAATGGAGGTAAGTAATGGCAAAGGCCAACCTAGTAGACCGAGTAGGAGAAATGAAAGAGCAGGGTCTTTCATTCTCCAAGATCGGTGAGATGCTTAACATGAGCAAGGATCAGGTTCAGAAGTTCCATAAGCGTTACGTGGAGGGGATCCCTGAAGACAACCTCCCAGCTAGGAAGTCAAAGACCAAGACACCTGACTTTGTCGGGATTAACATTGCGTTCTTTGACATCGAGTCGACGTTCAGCAACTGGCGCCGGGTACTGTGCGCATCGGTAGCTGACTCGTTCGGTAACGTGGTAACGTATAGCCACGACACACATCCAGGCAAGAGCTGGCAGGACGACAGCGTCCTAGTCAAGGCTTACTGCGAGTACCTAGACACGTTCGACGTGATTGTTGGATGGAACTCAAAGCTGTTTGACGTGCCGGTATTGAACGCTCGCCTGCTGTATCACGGCATGCGACCTTACGAGCCACGAATGCACTTGGACCTCATGTACAAGGCGTCGGGATCTTCTATCTCAATCGGACGTAAGTCACTTGACAACGTCTCGAAGTACTTCGGTGTACAGAACCAGAAGACCCCGCTCGATCCACGTACCTGGGACGATGCTGACCATGGTGACAAGGAAAAGTATGCCAAGATCATTGAGCACTGCGAGGCAGACGTGCTCGTTCTACGTGACGTGTACGCTAAGCTCAAGCCTATGGTACACATCCTTCACCGATAATGACAGAGCAGGAGTTGGACCTAGAGTTCGCTAAGACGGTGGCTGTCGACTTCGACGACACCATCGCTATCCACGTCTTCGGCACCGTTGTTCCTGCCAGCGGTGTCGTAGACGCTCTCACCATGCTGCAAGAGGAGGGGTATAAAATCCTCATCCACTCTGCTCGTGCGTGGGAGGAGTGGCCTGACAGAGAGGAGAGACTTCTTGAAATGGAGGAGCTCCTTGCTCAATGGGGCGTTCCGTACGATGAAATCTACGTTGGCGAAGGAAAGCCTGGGGCTATGGCCTATGTTGACGATAGAGGAGTTCACTTTGACAACAACTGGTTTGAGATCGCAAGCATGATTATAGAGAGGGGCAAATGAAACTACAAGTAAAGAGTCAGCTACCACACATCGAAAAGGGAATGATCCTGGACGATTGCGGCCCATCAAGCGCAGCCGCTGCGGCTTCATGGGTGCACGGATACAATAAGAATTTTACAGCACTCGACGGAATCAATGCAGCAGCAGCCGCAGGCAGGGTGGATAAGGATGGCCGCGCTGACGGCACAAACTTCTCCGACTTGTCTAAGGCCTTGAAAAGAATGGGTTGCAATTCCGGGCACCCCGTTGACTGGGGCAACGTTATTCTGGCAGGCAAGAGAGGGAAAGCGATCATCGTCAACGTTCAGGCGCCCGTAGGGTATCCTGCTCACGCACTAGAAGTCAATGCGTTTGCCAAGAAGCTGAAGAAGTCCGGCATGTCTTGGGGCCACATGGTATGCGTAGCTTTCCACCCAGAGGTTGGGTGGCAGCTAGCCGACCCGACCATGAAGGGCAGGGGCAAGGAGAAGTTCGGGGTGGTCATTTCAGAGTCTGAGTTCCGTGCCATCGCATCATCCAAGGGGGACGCACCGTTCAAGCGGTGCCTGATTGTGCGCAAGGCTTGACGAGCTAGAGCGCATGCTCTAAGATCCACAGTAGACGGACCTACTGTGGGTCTTTTTGTTTGGAGGGCGTATGAATACGGTAGCTCAAGCATTCGATCTGGGACTACAGAACACACGGACAGAGCGTCCGGCTAGCACGCCATTCCGTGGCAGCACACTGGGCGGCTGCCTACGTGCGCAGTACTATGCGTACAACAACGTCGAGCCTAGCAATCCATTCGAGCCTCGTCTCTACCGCATCTTTGAACAGGGGCACGTCATCGCTGACGTCCTGTACAAGAAGCTGGAAGCGTCGGGGCTTTTCGATTCCATCCAGTTCGAGGTGCCTGTGGTGTGGGAGGAGATGGGATTCTCCGGCAACATCGACATCCTCGTGACTTGGAAGGGCGACGACAACGAAGAGGTCATCGAGCTAAAGTCGATGAACTCGCGTGGGTTCTCGTACCTGAAGGGACCGAAGCCGGAGCATGCAATCCAGGCGGCGTCGTATGCGATGACGCGTGAGCACTTGACTGGTGCTCAGGTAAACGCTAGGGTTGTGTACGTCAGCAAGGATGACTTCCGCATTGCGGAGTACACCGTTGGTGACGAGTGGCAAGAGAAGGCGTTGCGTGTCCTTAAGGCAGGCAACAAGTTCCTCAGTCAGGGGCGTATCCCCTGGCGTCTTCCCCTCGCTGAGGGAGAAGATCCTAAGAAGAAGTGGCCATGCGCAGGTTGCCAGTGGCTCACGAAGTGCAGGGGGTAAGTATGGCAGAAGCTAAGACGACACTCGCTAGCAAGATTGCCAAGGTCATGGAGGCTGTTGGCTACGTGGAGAAGGGCGGCACGAACTCTGCCCAGGGTTACAAGTTCGTACAGGCTAGCGCTGTTGCGGACAAGGTACGCGGAGAGCTGAGCAAGCTCAACGTTTCCATGACCCCGACCAACATCGACGTGATCAGCGAGGGCGTGACTCCTAGCGGCAAGCAGGCACTCATCACCTTGCGGTTTACCTGGACGCTAACAGATGGTGACACAGGTGAGACGATCACGTGGCAATCCATTGGCACCGGGGCAGACTCAGGCGACAAGGCTGTGTACAAAGCAGCGACAGGCGCACTGAAGTATGCTCTACTTACAGGGTTCCTCATCCCGACAGGCGACGACCCAGAGGCCGATGCAAAGACGGATGACGAGACCTGGGAGAAGGCCAAGGAGATCGTTAAGGGATCGGTCAAGACGCCAGCACCGAAGAAGACTGGTGATAGCTTTAATGGATTGGAGTTCTGATGGCACGACTAGACATCTGGCTAAGCGATAAGAAGTCGCCAACCAACAAGACATCAAAGAATGGTAACGATTACCTAGAGGTGTACGGCACTATGCAGACGGCAGCTTACGAAGAGTGGGCAGATGGTGACCGCAGCGGTGCGGCACCTGACCGGTACGCATACATCACGCTACGCTTCTTCGATAAGGATGCCATGGACCATGTTGGCAAGGTCTACGAGTGGGCTCTCTCACAGGAGAAGGACCCTCGCCCTAACGTCCACGTGGTAGGCAAGCTTAATGAGGACCGCGAGTATAACGGCAAGATGTACTTCACCATGCTGGTGTCGGATGTCTCACCGCTACGCTACGGTGCACTGCGCGGTAAGAAGAATGGGTAGGCGAGACCTAAGCATGACCTTCCTTGAAGACATCGAGGCATGGAAAGCTGATGGATTCGACAACGCTATCATCGGTGTCGGCCAACAGTTTACTGAAGGCGGTCAGGTGTTCATCTACATCTACAGTAAGAAGGCAATGCTTGACATCATTGCTGACGACATTGTCACTGAGATAAACAACAGGGTGAACACCTCCGACGAGGAGAGGGAAGTGCTTAAGCAAGATGCGTGGGACCAGGCGTTGGAGTACTTCGACTACAACATCGCCGGTGCCTACATCGGGCGTGGCATGCCAGTGTTCTTGGAGGACCTAGGTGACTGACGCATCGAGGAGAGGTCGGCTCAACCGCTCAAGGGGTAACGCCTTTGAGCGGGAGGTAGCTCATAAGTTTGGGGGGAAAAGGGTAGGCCAGTACGGTGGTCCTGAGGATGTATCTGCAGGGCAGTTCAACATTCAGGCCAAGTGCGGTCAGATGTTCAGCGAGAAGTACTGGAGGTGGCTCCAGGCTGTACCTCGCAAGGCAGACCAGGTACCACTGCTAGTGGTTGGAGATGCGCCTGGCTCCGGCAGCAAGCGCCGTGTGTTTGTGGTAATCGAGGAGCATGACTTCCTCGATCTAGTTGGAGGTCAAGATGCAAAGGCCGAAGAAGAAGCTGACAACGTTTGAGCTCGCGGTTGCGTGGGCTAAGACGTTCGAGCTAATCCACACGCGTCTTAAGGAGCTAGAAGTTCCGGACGCACACCAGATAGCGGCACGCGCAGCGGATGCGCTAGCCAAGGAGGGCGCCAATGGCGACAACGCCTGATGAAAGAGAAGAACGACAAGGCAAAGTACAGGGATTCATCAACGCAACGAGAGTGGCTGCTAACAAAGACAACCTCTGGTCTAGGATCGTTGTATCGGCTGCCGTCTTCGCAGCAATCGGAGCTGACCGACCGGGCACGAGTGTCGCAGTGGCAGCGCTCCTCTTCGTCTACCTTGGACGAAAGTAAGGTGAGGGTACCCCGGACGTTCAATGATTACTTTAAGTCAGTGTTTGCTGAGGCAAACGATATCATGGTGTCACGCCAGGGTTCGTATGGTCCGGCAAATGTCGAGAGCCTTGGACCCCATGGTGTATTCTCACGAATGGCTATGGACAAGGTGAACCGAATCGCCCGAGCCATGAACGGAAAGATCGTAGACGGTAGGGTTGAAATGAACAGCAACTGGTACACGCCAGAGGTTCACGACGCACTCATAGATACGATTAACTACGCCGCCATTCTCATTGCCCTTGGGCAGGAGAAGTGGTCAGAGGTGTCAAGGGGAGAAGACGAGGACCTATGATGCCGGAAGTAGATACAATGCCTATCGTCATCGGAGGGAAAAAGGTTGCTAGCCTGATGATGATCTATGGACCTTCGGGCTGGAAGGCCCAGATAGTACAGAACACCAAGCCATCGACGTCAGAAGTTCTAGCTGAAGGCAAGGATCTACTTGGTCCAGAAGCAGCAAGGCAGATGGCGTTGTCGATAGCCGGTAAGTGGCGTGACCAAGAAGCCAGCCGAAGACGCCCTTAGTATATTCAAAGCAGACGCCAAGAGGCTTGGCTTGGGTCTGCGTGAATACTGTAGGCAGTTCGGCATCGAGTATGAATCCCTAGGCGGCAGGGATAGGGTTGATCCCTTGACAAAGCATACACACATCAACTACCGTACTTGCGAAGTGTGCAGAATGAATGCACAGCTGAACGGAAGAAGTACGGAGGAGACTGATGATTGATCTAGTATTATCCCTAGCTCTCATGCTAGGTGGAGGCGACGCCACGTGGTACGGTGAAGATGGAAGATGTTACGACGGACATTGGAAGACCTGCTCCCCCTACCTGTCTAAAAAGGACGGCGGTCGTGGCGGCGAGTTGGTTATGTACGCTGCGGTTGGTAGCTGGAAGTGGGGCGACAAGCCGTACCGGGTAAACGTATGCAGGCCAGCTAACGGCAGATGCGTGACAGTATGGGTCAGGGATTTCTGCCGTGCATGCAAGAATAAGTTTGGTGTGATAGACTTGTCACCGGCAGCGTTCAGGAAGCTCGCCCCTCTATATAAGGGAAGGATAAAAGTAGTGGTATCTGAGTATAGAGAGGAGTACGTGCGTGGCAGGTAAAGACAGGAGCAAGTACTTCCGCAGCCGGACGAAGATCGGCAAGCTGGAAGCCGTAGGCATGGAGCTTATGTATGAGCAGGGTCACAAGGACTATGTTATAATCAGGGACGACAGGCTAGCTACATCGTTTGGTTGCAACACATGCGAGACATGGGGTTGCGTGGAGCTGGAGGAAAAGGACAAGCCTGTGCATGGAACGGTGTTCGAGTACCGGTGTGGTACGGCACCCAAGCTGGAGGTAACGCAGGATGGAGTCGACATACTCGAAGCCCTCTATCGATACTGACGATGGAGATATCACAGGCGAGTGCCCTGTGTGCGGGAAGTACCGCAAGCGTATCGAACGTGGTAGGATGAAGCCATGCTACATGTGGCAGAGAGAGAGGGAGAAAGATGACGACGACAACACCGAACAATCAGCAGGCTGAGCGATCACTGCTTGGCTCAATCCTCATCGATCAGGATGTGCTGAACGACATCGAGCTAGACCCGCAGGACTTCTACGACCGGCGCAATGCCATCGTAGCTGAGGCCATTCGCCAGGTGCATGGTGCAAACATGGCGGTCGACACCGTTACCATTGCAGAGAACATCATGTCTCGTGGCAAGGTCGACGACATCGGCGGCCTGTCGTACATCAGTGACCTAATGAATGAGACTCCGACATCAGTGAATGCGGAGAGTTACTTCGAGATCGTTGACCGAATGGCTATGCTCCGCAGCCTGGCAAAGGCTGGTACTGAGATCGTCGATATCGCCAGGAAGATGCCGGAAGATGCTGAGGTTGCTCTCGACGATGCAGAGAAGACACTGTTCCATATTAGCAACAAGCGCAGGGTGTCAAGGTGGTCAGATGCTCAAGACTTAATGAACGCAACGCAGGGTAGGATCAAGTCTATTGTCATGGATGGCATTCGCCCAGGTGTAGTGAGCGGGATCTCCGGCATCGACGCGGTCACAGGTGGCTGGCAGAAGTCTGACCTTGTCATCCTTGCAGCCCGACCTAGCGTGGGAAAGACAGCGTTGGCCACTAGCATGGCGCTGTCGGCTGCTCAGTCAGGAAAGAAGGTTGCAATCTTCTCAATCGAGATGAGCGCTGAGCAGGTTGGCGCACGCATCCTGTCCAGCGCTAGCGGTGTGCCACTTCAGGCTATCCGACATGGCGGGTTGGACATGGTGCAGCTAGTAGAGATCGACCAGGCAGCGCAGCGTATAGCACAGCTTGGCATCTACGTAGATGACTCACCAGTTGGATCACCTTCCGTTATCCGCAGCAAGTGCAGGAAGATCGCCACGTCGCAGGGTATCGACCTTGTGATCGTCGACTATCTCCAGCTCATGACCCCAGACAAGGGACGCAAGGACAACAACAGAGTCAACGAGGTGGCCGACATCAGCCGTGCACTCAAGGCGCTAGCTCGTGAGCTTGACGTGCCGGTGATTGCGTTGTCGCAGCTGAGCCGCATGTCTGAGTACCGTGAGTCAGGAGAGCCTCGCTTGTCAGACCTTCGTGACTCTGGCGCCATCGAGCAGGATGCCGACCTGGTGCTTATGCTGTGGCGTAAGGAAGAGCCAGACTTCACACGTCCTGTCGAGAGTGTGAGTTGCAAGATTGCCAAGCATCGCAACGGTGCTACCGGTATCTGCGAGCTGGAGTTCATGAAGTCTACAGCTAGCTTCGGGGGGTAGCATGGCAGTAAAGAAGATGGTCGTTCATTGCTCGTGCCACATCACTATGTGTGATCACGCGAAGGAAGAGGTTGGCAATATGTTGCAAGATACATACGACGATGCGTATGACGAGGGCTGGACAGATGCGTTCACGTCAGTCCGGGAGACATTGGTAGATATGGGATTCGACAAGGCATCTAAGATGAGTACGCCTCCTCCTCCTCCACGAAAGAGATCGCGTTCGTCAAGTCGTGAGGATAGCGAACTGCTGAACTAATGCGTTCGCCAAGTTTGATATACGGCTTGCGTTGATTAAAAAAATGGCTAGTACTGGGGAAGGATTCCAGTACTAGCCATTGAAGTTATTCTACCTTAGTACTTTGCTACACTAATGACCTCGCAGTCGTGGCCATACTCCCACTCTTCTGCGTCCTTCTCATTGTATATATCAAACTCTCTGCCGCATTCAACGCATGTCTTGTTCTTAGTCAAGCTCATGCCCATGCTATCAGCTGCGTTGGTTAGGCATGCGCTAGCAGCATCTCGTACTGCCTGCGCATACACAATCTTCTCTGCTGATTCGCCTGGGTAGTAGTCCCAGAAGTCAAAGTCTGCAACATCATGGATGCTCATACCGCAGATTTCCTGGAACCTGCGGTCTACATACCGCAAGAACTTCTCGAAGTCTATGCTAATCGTCTGAGGTTCTGGTTGATTTGCTAGCATGTTCTGCCTCCCTATGTCTATTGATTACATCAATGACCTCATTGGCCAATGAGTCCAACTCCTTGAAGTCGAAGCCAATGTATCCTCCGCAGCTGTCGATGACTTCAACGGATGAGTTCTTGCATGACTCACATACGGTACGCTTAGTTACCTGCCATGCAATCACATTGCCACGCAATAGGTGGTCGTACTCTCTGACCATTTGCTCAAGCACTAGCTCCATCATGGCCATGTCACCATCTACCGGTGAGTCCTGTTCGAGCACTGCGAATCCACACTGACCGCTATCATACGGGTCATGGAATGGATTAGTGCTGACACTTACATCACCATGTGCTAGCAGATAAAGTGGGACATGGGCCTTAGCTGCACGAAGCAGGTCTTGAACCCTGTTCTCCTCATCTGCATCTGCTGCGCTGATAGATACATCTACCGGTATGTACCTAGCAGCACCTGATGTAGCGTAGATTTTGAAGCCACGCTCATAGTCTGACGCATCGTAAGAATCGTCATGGAATATACGGTATCCATATCCGTCCTCGTACTCATGCGAGTTAATCTCTCTCCAATCACTCACGTTCTGACCTCCAATCATGCTTCTTGTCATCCCATACTGACTGAGCAATCTCGCGCCAGTCTACCATCTGTAAGTATGTACCTACTGCGTCACTGATTGGGCCATGGTTGTCATTGTACCAGTCATTGTTTCCCTGCATGATAAAGTTATCTGTGAAGTAATCACGGATGAATTGCTCTGCGTACTGCAGGTACCCATCCTCATCCCATGTACCTTCGTCAACGAACTGCTCGATTTGCTGTTCGAGTGCATCTACTATGCCATCATACATACCATCTACATTGTTAATCCATAGCATGGCATTCCATGTCTCATAGTTATTCCATCCATTGTACTTACTGCACATGTCTACTCCTTTCCGGGCATGTGGGGGTGAGCACTTGCCCACCCCCTGCATCCCCATAGATTACTTGACGCCAGCCTTGGCTAGTTCCTTGGCATCCTTAACCTTGCGTGAGATGAGAACGATGATTTCTACTTCCTCTTTGTCCTCATACAAATCATTCCAGTCGACACGAGTTGTGGTGCCACACTTGTCTGTGACTGTCCAGTTCTCTGCCTCATAGCCTGCTGACTGAGCAAGTGCGTTAATCTTGCCATGATAGCCAGTGTCTACGATACCTGACAATGCAATCGATGCATCTGCGGCCAGGCTTGTAGCATCAAGCACGGACTTGCGACCGTATGTGTGATACTGCTTAGCTAGTTCACGACCCAACTGTGGGAGAGCAGAATCAAATGCCTGCTTCAACGCCTCTACGCTTCCGAGAGGGATGCTGATTTGCTGGTCAATATCCTTCAACTCGCGCAACTTTGGAACACCTTTCTTAAGAACCTTAACTACATCCTTACCCATTGTTCTCCTCCTTCTTCTGCTTGACAATCCAAGCATATTCATTGTAGTCATATTCAACTACAAATTCTTTGTTTGGGGTACCATCCCCGTCGATTGGGTCTAGCTTGAACAACCTGTCTAGGATGTTCATTGCTTCGCGTGCTCGCGTCTCATCTTCATTGGTCAATGCCTGCCCTGTCGTGCCATCAATGATGGAACGATAGAGGTAGAGGTTAAGCCTTGCTACTCTGCCAAGAAACCTAATGAGCATGCGATGCTGGTCGATGTCAATCGTTTGATAATCTGTTAGGTTATCAAGGACATCATCGATTGCGCTGTATGCACTGTCTACATCTGACTCAAGATAGTCTGCCTCCCTTCTTAAATCTCCTGCACGGCTAGATGCATTGCTCATTTCACCTCTTGCGTTTTCTAGTTTCTCACGAACTTGTTCGAGGTCCATTGACTGCCTCCTTACATTCGTCGCAGCAGTAATCATAATACACTGATGCGTTAGGGTTTACCTTAGCTTTGAACGCTGCTATTTCACTAGAAATCTTGCCGTTGTCGCCGTAGACATCGAGCATGAAGCGTTCGTCTGGTACCTCAATGAAGGTAACCACATCGATTCGCACACGATGCTCTTGTCCGTTGCAGCTAAGGCCTTCAATGCTTGTTATATCTGTCATTGAATTCCTCCTTCAGTATTCCTGCCCATGATATGCTTCAACTCATCCATCACCTCCTCTTCTGTCATTTCGCTTGGCTTGCGGCGCAAGATTGGATTAATCATGAGGCTATCGTCTGGCAGCCGACCTCCAATCTCTTCTGCTACTTCTGTTGCGAACATGAATGCAATCCGTTGATTGATAGCGAACAAATCTGCTAGTGCTTGGCTTGCATGATTTAGTGCTTCCTGCTTTGTATCGAATGCGCCCATCTCTACTGCTTTATCAACTACCTCTAAGAAGTAGTTAGGGAATAAATCTATGATACCCCGTGGATTCTCTGCCATCTGAGACATCATCTCAACGATAGTATTAAATGCAGATAAGTGGAACTTAGCCTGCTCTTTCGTGCTGAACCCATACCCTATTGCACCGTTAACTTCGTCTGTCATACCTGCCTCCTTTCAAGGCTATATACGGGAGAGCAACACGCCCGCCCAACGCGTTCGTCAAGTGCGTCAATCCCCCTCCGACACTGAAGGGGAGTGGACTCTTGCCCACCCCCCTTCCTATCTACCATACATGGAAACCATCTAGTGTAGATGCAATCTCCATATACTCAATGAACTCCTCGACTAGTTCGTTCTGCCCTACATCCTGACCAAAGTACTGGATAGTCTGCAGTATGGTCAAGATTTCTTGTACCTTGACATGCCTGCCCTCATTCCAGCTGATGGCATCGATGAAGTCAATGAACAACTGGCCCTTCTCATTACGCTGCGTCTCCGGCAGTTCATTGAATAGGTCTGTGAAGTACCTGCGCACCTCGTTCATTCCCCAGATGTTAGCCCTGAAGTATACTCTCGCATCTCCTGCAAATCTGTAGCTATCGGGTATATCTGTTCTATTAATGAGCTGCTCAACTGTCAACTCGTTATCGCCAAGCGGCTTGAATAGGTAGGCATACCCATACTTGCGAGCGAACTTCTCTGATAGTTTCATGTCTGATTCTCTGGTATAGATATCGTATCCCATACTACCTCCCGTTCTTGATATAGTCTACTAGATTGAAGGCAATCATAGCGATGAACACTCCTACTGCTGTGCTTAGCACATCCCATGCTGCCTCAATGAGGAACCATTCTCCGTTCATTATCTATCCTCCTTCTTGATAACTGATAGGTAGATGATTACTACCCATGATGCCACCATGCCGGTGATGGCTCCCATTAGGAAGCTGCTGCTTCCAAAGTCTTCACACATTTTTAACCTCCATATTAAGATGTCTTAATGCTTCGTACTCTACGGCCACTTGCAGTCTGCGCTGTAAATCCCAGGCTAGTAGGCGCTTCGGCGCCCACTTCATCTGTTCACCCCTGAAGAATGCTTCCGCGTGTAGAATACATAGCCTCTTCTTACCTGATACTATCCTAAGGGGTGGATACATACATAGGGTATGGTCAACCCTTAACGCTTCACATCTCACGCTTCTTCTCCTTCTTCTTTGTTACAATCTTCTCATAGCTAGGCAGGTCTGCTCCTGTCATGTACACATCATACCATTCCATATAGTCTAGGTCTTTATAGTCCTGTACATCTACCGGATTAGTGTGGTCACAGCAGTCATTTTGATAACATGCTGC